ACAGCTCAGAGATGTTGGCGCGTCCGGCAATCGCAATGCGTTGTACTCCAGCGCATCGACTGCTTATGTCGCGATGATTCTCGGGATTCTCCCGGCCGCTTATGAAACGGGTGGAGCGGCTAGCACCAACGCCCCGGCCGAATGCGTAACCGGAACGGGTGCCTCGAACGACGCCCTTATCGCTGTTGGTGTCAACGCCGAAAACGTCACCGGTACTGGTGCGTCGCTTGACGCCACGGTCACCACAGTAACTTCTACCAATGCCCCGGCCGAATGCGCGACCGGAACAGGCACGGCGCCTGATCCCTATATCTCTACTGTTGATGTCGGTACCGGCAGCGGCGCGGCGAATGATCCTGTGCCGGCTGTCGGGGTCATGGCTGAAGCGCCGGCCGGTACCGGCTCCGCTCTTGATTGCACCGTGTCCACTGTGTTCGCGGTCGGTGTGGCCACGGGCACGGGCGCGGCCCCCGATCCTTACGTGTCCATGGTGGACATTGCCACGGGCACTGGTTCGGCACTCGATCCCTATGTCGCCGCTGTCGGGGTGGCCACGGGCACCGGCACGGCCAATGACGTCACGATGGCCACCCGGACCGTTTCGGACTGGTCGAACTATGCGACGGCAACCACCTTCTCTGGTGGCGGCACCGGCCCGGCCGAACTGGTTTCAGGTTCCGGCGCGGCCCTCGACCCGTACATCTCGGCTGTCGAGGTGGCCACTGGAACGGGCGCGGCCCTCGATCCCTATGTGTCCATGGTGGACGTTGCCACCGGCACCGGTTCGGCCCTGGACCCGTATATCGCCGCTGTCGGGGTGGCTACTGGTACAGGTTCGGCTCCTGACCCTTACGTGTCCATGGTGGACGTTGCCACGGGCACCGGCTCAGCCCTCGATCCCTATATCGCCGCTGTCGGGGTGGCCTCAGGTACGGGTACGGCCAATGACGCCACGGTAACCACGGTTCCAGCCGTTTCGGCATCTGCTGAGCTGGTCTCGGTGACCGGTTCCACCCTGGACCCGTATGTCGCCGCCGTCGAGGTCGCCACCGGTACAGGTTCGGCCCTGGACGCCACGGTGGCCACCGTCCCAACGGTCACGGCGACCGCTGAGCTTGTCTCGGTGACCGTTTCGGCCCTGGACCCGTACGTCGCCACTGTCGGGATAGCTGCCGCCACAGGTAGTGCTCTCGACGCCACGACCAGCACCGTCCCGGTAGTCAGCGCGACCGCTGAGCTGGTCTCTGGCACCGGCTCGGCCCTGGACCCGTATGTCGCCGCTGTCGAGGTGGCCACCGGCTCAGGCTCAGCCCTGGACGCTCTGGTTCAAGCTGTCGGTCTCGCGGCCGGCACAGGTAGCGCCCTAGATGCCACGGTCACGTCAACCCTCCTGGTGGCCGCTGAGCTGGTCTCTGGCACCGGTTCGGCCCTGGACCCGTATGTCGCTGCCGTTGAGGTGGCCACGGCCTCAGGCTCGGCACTGGACGCCACGATCAGCACGGTTCCCACGGTCAGCCCTGACGCCGGCCTGGTTTCAGGTACGGGCGCGGCTCTCGATCCCTATGTCGCCGCTGTTGGGGTGGCCACCGGGACGGGCACGGCGAATGACGCCACCGTTACATCCTTCGCTTTCGTCAACGCGAACGCGGAAGTTGTTTCAGGTACAGGCGCGGCTCTCGATGCGCGTGGTATCGGATTCGACACGGCGACAGCTACAGGCACGGCGAACGACGCCACGGTCAGCATTCAGAAATTCGTCTCTGCCGAGAATGCGGCCGGTACATCTGAACCACTGGTGTTCGCCACCATCAGCATTGCGGCCCTGGCCGAACTGGTGTCCGTCACTGCTATCGCCCCGGACGCGTCAACACCTTCGGCGACCATCGTCGATATCAGAGTCCTCTATGGACAGCCAGAGGTTCGCTGGCGGATTAACACACCCATGGCCAAGTGGCTCACCGATGTGGTCGAACTGCGCTGGCATGCGGGCGAACGAAACACGAAATGGAAGAACGAAAGTCCGGAACAGAAATGGCGCATAGGTAGCGTCCAAGTCTAGGGGGCTCCATGGCTACAGCACCGGAGATTTCCGCCCTCAGTAAGGAATACATCAGGGTCCAGGTTTCGGTGAAGGTCTCCGGTGCCAATTATGACCCCACGGCGGACGCGGTAGCCATGGCCTTCATGACAGCGGGTGCCGCACCAACCGGACCCGATTTCAAGGCTGGTACATGGGAAGCCGACAGCACCAGTAATCCGCCGACCTATTGGGCTCGCTGTCTGGTGGGGCCGGGCGGTGGCGTCATCACGCTGGCTGCCGGTCTCTACACGGTATGGGTTCAGATCACCGATGTACCTGAAGTGCCGGTGAGGGCATGTGGACTTCTGAGGGTGGTCTAGGTGGCCATCAATATCAGCGCAGCCCGACAGGCATTGGCAGACGCGGCCGGCAGCACCGGGATATCCACGTTTACCTATATCGCTGACAACATCGAGCCGCCGACATTCGAAGTGGGCGAGATATCCATCGACTTCGATGACACCGGAAATATCGATTTGCTCTCCGTGATCTGTCGACTCTATGTCTCGGTCGCGACCGACTCAGCAGCCCAGTCAGAGCTGGATCTGTATATGGCCCGGTCCGGAAGCAAGTCATTGAAGACAGCCCTTGAAGTGGACCACAAGTTGGGCGGGGCCTGTCAGGCGATGCGGGTCGAAAAGATCGACGGCTATCGCGTCTATCAGGTCGCCGGCATCAGATATCTCGGCGCTCAAATCACTGTCTCGGTCATGGGGTGACCTCGCAATGTTCGACAACTCCAAAGTGGACCTGGATAGACAGGCACTCGCTAAGGCCGAAAGCGATCTGGCCATTCGTCTGGCCTTGAGCGATGAGGCCGAATCAATCGTTAGAAGCGCCAAGAGACGCGCGCCAAGAAAGACCGGTGCCGGCGCGGCGAGCATCCACCAGGAGATGCAGCTCAACAGCGATGGCTGGACCGTCGAAATTTCCTGGGATTCGCAACACGGCTACATGGGATTTCAGGAATTAGGAACAAGCACCATGCGACCCCATTCATTCTTGCGACCCGCCCTTGAAGCGCGAGTCGGAACCAGCGCCGGAAGGACAGCGCAATGACTGAACCCTGGGAGCAGCTTCGTGCGGCTCAGGAAAAGGAATACGGCACGTGGTACGCCACCGAGCCCATCTATGTCGGGACTGCACTCGCCTATTACACGGGCGACGCGGTACCGACCAGCAACGTTGAAGCGCATGGATATGACAAAGCGGGTCTCGTCGCCAGGCGCGGTGCTGCCCATAAGCCTTCCGCTGCCCCGACTAGCAGCGCCAAGTAAATAGGAGGGACACCCCGTGGCACCCACGCCGACCGCTGTTCCGAACATTCTCACTGACCCGGGCTATCTCTTCTGGGCGCCCCTAGCAACCACTGAGCCAATCAATACCGTTGTGGCCTCGAAGTTTACTGATGCCTGGGCGGTTGCCTGGATTTCGCTTGGTGCCACTGAGGATGGTTCCGAATTCAACTATGAGACCAAGGTTGAACCGATCTCGGTCGCTGAATTCTTCGACCCGATCCGATACTCCACAACGGAGCGTTCCGGTTCCATCGCGTTCAACTTGACCGACTTCACCCTTCAGAACTACAACCGCGCACTCAATGGCCCGGCCGCCTCGGTCTCTGTGGTCACCGGTACTGGTACCACCCAGCTCAACGCCCTGACCCCGGCGACCCCGGGTACCGAGCGACGTTGCATGTTGGGTTGGGAATCACTCGACAACACGATGCGCATCATCATGTACCAGACCATCCAGGGTGGCACCGTCAAGTCGGCATTCAAGAAGGCGCCGAACATGGCTGTCATTCCCTGCACGTTCAATTTCGAGATTCCGACCTCCGGTATCCCGTTCAAGATGTATACCGCTGGCGCGACTAGGGCGTAATCAAATGGCCAATCTGGGTAAGTTCGGCGAGGCTCGTGAAGAGCTAACCGACACGTTTGAATACTTCGAAACCGAGATTCGTGTTAACCCGAACTTGTCCGAAGTGGACATTCTCGATTTCATGGAAACCGCATTCACCGTGGACCAGGAAGACCCGAAGGCGATCCTTGTCGTTAAGGAATTCCTGAAGTCCCTGGTGCATCCTGATGATTTCAATACGTTCTGGGAAACCGCTCGGGCGAAGCGACAGCGGATCGAAGATATCCAGAACGTCGCCAAGTCCATTGTGGAGGCCGTCACGTCGCGCCCTACCCAGCAGCCGTCCGGCTCAGTTCGTGGGCGGCGCAGCACAAAGGCGAAGTCGAAAGCCGTCTCCTCCTCGCGGGTGTTGACCCGGCTGGGCGGCCGACCGGACTTACAACTAGCAGTCGTGAAGGCGCAAGAGGGGCGACGCGCGGGCTGACTCTCCGTCAGTTGTGCGATCTCGTTTACGGGATGCATCTAGAACTGCTGGAGTCGCGCGTTGCCAATGCTCGAATCGTGGCCATGGTGGCGGCGAGCGGCGGGGCCAAGGATGTCAACATTCCTGACTTCGATGAGGCACGCGTTGATTTCGACAAATGGCTAGAGGCCGAACCGAAGACATCGACGGCTGACTCTGAAATGCGCGAACTGATGAATGCAATGGGGGTGGGATAGTGCGCTCCATCGGCGATTTCTTCTTGACCGGCCATGCCGACATGAAAGGCTTCGGTCCCGAGGTCAAGGCCAAGGCCGAAGAGTCACTATCCCGCTCTAACCTTCCTGCGGTTGGTGAAAGTCACGGTCGCAGCTTCGGTAGCAAGCTGGTTCTAGGTGTCGGGTCCATTCTCGCCACCATTGGCGTCGGTGCGTTGGCCCGGTCCGGCGAAGCCATGGCGGATAGCCTCGGTCGCGGCCTGGCTCGCTTGACCGCCATCGATGAGGCTACAGCCAAGTTGCGCGGCCTCGGCTTCTCCGCTGACACCGTCGCCACCGTCATGTCGAACGCCCTGGCCTCGGTCAAGGGAACGGCATTCGGCCTCGATGAGGCTGCAACCGTTGCGGCTACGGCGATTGCTGCCGGCATCAAGCCTGGTCAGGATTTGCAACGCACGTTGGGCCTGGTCGGTGACACGGCCACGATCGCCGGTACCTCACTCGGTGACATGGGCGCCATCTTCAACAAGGTCGCGGCCTCTAACCGTCTGTCCATGGAGGAAGTCAACCAGCTCTCCGACCGTGGCGTACCCATTATCGCGATGCTCGCCAAGCAATACGGCATTACCGCCGAAGCGGCATTGAAGATGGTCAGCCAAGGCAAGGTGCATTTCGCCGACTTCCAGAAAGTCATTCAGGACAACCTGGGTGGGGCGGCCCTGAAGTCTGGCGAAACCTTCCAAGGTGCATTCGCCAATATGGGCGCCGCGATCAGCCGCTTCGGTGCATCACTGCTCGGTGGCGTATTCCCTATCGCTAAGCAAGTATTCGGCGGACTCACCGGCTTCCTCGACTCCATCACGGAGAAGGCCAAGCCATTCGGTGAGTCCATCGGTCGCGGCATGGGTGCTGTTATCACCGTCATCCGTGACGATCTGCTGCCCATTCTTCGTGTTGCCATTGGTGAAATCAAGACCGGTTTCACGGACGGCGCCACTCAAAGTTCTGGTGCCATGGTGCGGCTCGGTGCATCTATTCACGATGCCATCGGCTACATCAAAACCTTGTGGGAAGGGCTCAAGGCTGCGGTCGGTGCGTTCCGCGACGGGAAGACATCAGGTGAGGGTTTCGTCTTCATCATGTCGACCTTCGGCATTGCCGTACGCGAAGTGTCTGCCATCATCGGCGGACTCGTTGGATTCTTCGATCGGAACAGAGTCGCCGCTGAAGCTCTATTGGCGGTCATCGGCTTCCTGACCATCGCCTATAAGATCGGGCTCGCCGTTCAAACAGTGGCGGCGGCCGGCGGCATGGCCAAGTATCTTCTGTCGACCAATCTCGTCACTACCGCCACCACGATCTGGACCGGCGTTCAGTGGCTTCTGAATGCGTCATTCTATGGCTTCCCACTGGTCTGGATTATCGCGGCCATCATCGCCTTGATTGCTGGCATCGTGCTGGCCATCAAGTACCACAAGGAAATCGCTGATTTCATCGTCAAGGTCTGGAACATTGTTTGGCGATTCTTCGCTGAAATCCTTGGCAACATCCGCGACTTCTTCGTCAACACCTGGAACACGGTCTATGGCAACACGGTCGGCGCTCTAACTAAGACACGAGATTTCTTCGTCAATACCTGGAACACCGTCTATGGCAACACGATGGATGTTTTCCATTCCATTCGCGATTTCATTGTCGGCGTTCTTGATGCTATCGGCGAAAGACTGATGCATGCGCTTGCTCCAGCCATTACCGTCTTCTCTGCTATCTGGGATGTGGCCTGGACATTCATCAAGCTCGGCCTTCAGGTTGCCTGGGCTTTGATTCAGATTGTGTTTGTCAGCATCAAGTTCTGGGTCGGCGTACTGACCGAGGCTTGGCAGGGTTTCGCCAATTTCTGGTCCACCATCTGGACGATCGTCAAGGCGGTTCTTAGTGCTGCCTGGCAGAATATCCAGGACAAGATTTCGACTGGCCTCGCCATTGTGCGTGCTATTTGGGATGTGGCCTGGCAGGCCGTTTCAGATAAGGTCACCTATTTCTGGAACGTCGCCAAGGCCATTTTCGAGATCTGTCACGATTATCTAGTCACGAGGATCACTAGCTGGATCGCATTCCTGCGCGCCAAGTGGGATGAAGTCTGGCAGGCCATATACAACAAGCTCAATATCATGTGGCTCGGCGTCAAGGTAATTTTTGAGGCGATAAAGAGCTGGATTGAAGTACACCTCGGTCCTACGTTTACGCGGGTCCAGGAAGTCATTGCGAATGTCTGGCAGCAAGTCAAGGACAAGACATCCGCGATGTGGAATTTCCTGCGAGGCATTTTTGATGGTCTGAAAGATGGCGTAGTGAATGGACTTGTCAATGCGTTCCATACATGCGTCGATGGTATTGGTCGGTTCTGGGACAGCCTGAAGGCAAAGGTTCGAGAGCCTATTCAGGCCGTAATCAACTTCATCAATGTCGGTCTGATTGGTGGCCTGAACTGGGTCACTGACAAGCTTGGCATCAAGAATGCTCACATTGATCAGATTCACCCGGCCGGCTTTGCTGCTGGTGGCAGGATTCCAGGGGCTCCGTCCGATAAGGACAATCAGCTTATCTGGGCGGCCTCGGGTGAGCACGTCATGCCCACGGCCAGGACTCGCAAATGGCTGCCTGTCCTGGAAAACATCCGGCTCCATGACGAACTACCGGTGGGCTACGAGGATGGCGGCGTCATCGGGGGCCTGAAGAATCTCGGAAGCAATCTGCTGTCGTTCTTCACGGACCCGGGGAAGCTGTTCGCTGACTTGGCAAACAAGGTCGTCGATCAGATTCCTGGCGGCGGTAGCCTGAGAGATCTGCTTATCGGTGCCGGCCACAAGATGGTTAGTTGGGCTGGCGACTTCATCAAAGAGAAGCTGAAGTCAATCGTCTCCCTCGGGGGCGGCGGGCCTACCGGTGCCGGTCCAGGGTTCCTGCCTTGGCCATCTAGTCCGATGGCTCAGCGTGGTGACTCTGGCGTCTGGCATAACATCGTCGATTTGATTCGTTCCACCGGTCCACTAAGCGGTTCTTTCGGAAATGCGTACCGGCCGGGCGACCCCTTGTGGCACGGTTCAGGACGTGCGGTTGACTGGATGGGATTCAATCAGGACGCATTGGCGAACTTCTTTATGGCACGTCGCGGATCGGTCCTAGAACTGATTCACAGAAGCAATTCTCATGACTATGCCGTAACGAGAGGCGTCAATAAGGGAAGCTTCAATCAGTCCCTTATGGAAGAGCACAGAAATCACGTGCATGTGGCCATGGCAAAGGGTGGATTGGTATTCGACCAGGGCGGTGCATGGCCATCCGGAAGCTATGGTGTCAACACCTCTGGGCAGACCGAACAGGTGACGACGGGCTCCACTATGGATGAAGTTGTCGGCCTACTGGCTCAGCTCATCTCGGCGGTTCAAGGTGTGGCGCCAGGTGTTGGTCAGGAAATCAACCATTCAGGTCGGTCGATAGTCCAGTTGGCGAGGTCGACCTGATGACCACCACCCTCACGTTGACGAAAGTGTTTGTCAATCTGATGTCGAGTGGTGCGGCTGTTTCAGCTCAGTCCGCACCAGGACGCGCAGAGAAATACGAGATGGCCGGCGAAACGCGCACCTATGCGGGTGGCCGTCGCCGGTCCATCACTATTGCTGGTGAGGTTGGAACCTACACGTTCGTGCTGAGGCTGGCCGTCCGCGCTGATATCGAAACTCTGCGGAACTGGATCGGCAGCACGGTGGAGGTACGTGACCACAAAGGACGAAGGTTCTTCGGAACCTATTATCAGATCGAGATCGCGGAATACCGGGACGCTCTCTTCTGGGATGTCGGCATAACACTCAGCGTCGTCACTACAGATGAAGGTGTGTGATGCAGGGGGCGGCACGGGGCGGGTATACCGACGCCCAGATAACGTCTCTCATCCGCGACTCAGGCAGTGTGGAAATATCGGCAGGGCTCGATCTCATCGACTTGTCCCTGACGGTGCTCGATGACCTGACCGGTGACTTCCTCGGTGGCAGTGTCACGCGGGCCAACTATGCGACCCTGCATGGTACGGCCGACTTGAATATCTCGCGTGACCTCGATTGGGGTACGGCGCTTGTCAGGCCCTACATGAACATGACCGATGGCGTCACCACGGCCCGCTTCAACCTAGGTGTCTATCTGACGTCCTCGCCGCGTACGGATGCCGTCGAAATCCCGGTCACCCATTCTGTTACCGCGTATGACATTCTCCACTGGCTCAACACTCCGGTCGGTGAAGCGTACACAGTGGAGAGTGGGACAGGGTACCTCGCGGCGGTCGAAACCATCCTCATTGCCGAGGGCATCCTTGCTTACCAGATCGACCAAACCCAGGCGGCGGCGGTACTTCCGGCTTCACGGAGCTGGGCCTTCGATGACAAAACGACATGGCTGAATATTGTCAACGATCTATTGTCCGGCATCGGGTATCAGGGAATCTGGTCTGACTGGGATGGTCGGCTCAGGGTCCAGCCCTACCTGGTTCCCCGTGATCGGAAAGTCGAATGGCTCTATGACGCCGGCTCGGACACGTCGATGCTTGGACGCAGAGCCATCATAAGAGACTGGTTCGACGTACCTAACCGATGGGTCTACTTCTCCAATGCTGACCCCGGCGGATCGGCACCGATCGATGGTGCTGGCCTCTATGTCTATGTCAACCAGTACATAGGACCGACGTCCGTTGCTGCTCGCGGTCGAGTCATCTCAGCGAAACCTGAACAGATCGACTCGGTCGACCAGAACGCATTGATAGCCGCTGCCACACAACGCATCGACGCCGACATGCGGTTGAAGACAACGTTCGAAGTCGAGAGTTTTCCGAACCCGCTTCATTGGCATTTTGATCGGCTGGCAGTAAGCGACCCGTCCCTTGGTCCGATCTCAGATGTTCTGGGTGTCCGGTGGACGCTGCCACTCAATGGTTCGAATATGCAACACGAGTGGTCCCTCCTGTAGTCGAGAGTGGACGGTGGACCGATGCCGCTGACGTTGGACATGTTGCAGGCGATCGATATGCGGGTGGCCTCGGGCGAGAAGAACATCACGGCCATGGGAACCATCGTCACCAGAACCAGCACGACGGACGCGTTGGTTGTCTTCGATGGTTCCCAGGGTCCTATTCCCTGCAAGGTGTCCGGTGCTGCTAATCCTGTTGAAGGCGACCGAGTTTACATAGTCAAGTTCGGTACATGGTGGACGGTCATCGGCGCGGCCCCATCGCGCGGTGTCTATCAGCGGATTCAGGAAGTCACGCTAACGAGCATCGCCAGTGCTATTACGTTCTCGAACATTCCGGCCACCTATACCAACCTGAAACTGATCGGCACGTTGCGTTCTGATCTGGCTGCCACCTTGGCTGTCGATATGCGACTGCGATGCAATGGCGACAGCGGTTCGCGCTATTCGTACATGACGCTGGACGTGAGAGAAACGATGGCCGGTGGCGCACCCTCGGTCAGTGCCAGTGCGGCGGCGAGCGGATTCGACTGGGCGGCCACGATTCCTGCTGCGGGGTCATTCGGCGGCACCCGTGCCGGTGTGGAGATCACCATTTTTGACTACACGAACAACGTTCTCACGGCGAAAGAGATGCATTCGGTGAGCGGATTCAGTGACGTTGGGACCGCTCAACACATGCACTTCCGTTGGGGCGCATGGGACGCAACTGCCGCTCAGGCTGTTACCTCGGTCGAGCTGGTGCCATCGGGCGGAAATTTCGCCATTGGCAGTCGTATTGGACTGTGGGGGATTTCGTGACCGCTCCAATTGGACCACGTGTTGAAGTCGACGCTAATGCACGTCAGGTAACGGTTCGCAATCCGACCCCTGTCGAAATCGCTGACGTAACACAGTTTCGCACTGAAGCTCTCGCGCGTGCCACGTCTCTCGACAACTTGGCGCAGAGGTTGATTGCGGCCCGTAGGAAACTCAAACGTGCGCTTGCCGCCGGCCAAGGTGATCACGTGGTTACCGTGGCCGACCTTGCCGAAGTGTTCGGGCTGGACCCGGACCCGAGCTGAGGGGAACGGCATGGGCACCATTGTTTCCGGGGGCACTACCGCTACCAATCCGCTTCAGTACCCTGGCTCACGTCTATTGCTGAAGCAGCTAGACCTGTCCAGATGGATCTGCTTGGTAAAAGGCACCACGGCCAACAACTATCTGATTCAGAAAAGCACAGACGCCGGCGCGAACTGGTCCACCTATTCAACCATCGTGCGTGCCAATATCGCGGACATCGGCGAAATCTTTGTCGATAATCAAGGTTGGCTTTTCTGGGCCTACAGAACCAACGAAACCAGCGCGGATCACATCATGGTTCGCAGGCTAGAAACCGGACCGAGCAACAAAGCCGACACCGGAGAATTTGAATTAGGGTCACTGCCTAACGCGGGGGTCGCCGGGGCGGGTGTCTCTGGTATCTCGGTAGCGAGTCACTTCAATGCCAATGGGTACCATTACGTTGTTGTCCCACATGGCATCACGGTCGGCGGCGGCAATCAAGGACTGTCCATTGTGGCAGCTCAGATCGACCCTGCTGGTAATATCTCCAATGCGACCTTCAGACTGTCCGGTACCCGAACGTGGTATTACCCGGAAACCGCCGGGCGCGTCGGTGTGTCTGTCGACATCGAACACAATGGTGACGGATACAGTTCGTCGAGTCCGAACCTCTGGATCACCTTTATGCGCTCAGATCTGCGCATGGTCAAGGTCCCTTGGAACGGCGACGGCTGGACCGGCTCACCGGGCACCACGCTCATCGACGCGGGTATCGGTACACGTGACACGCTGCCGGCGCTCTGGGATGGCTCACGCTTCTTGATGGCCGTGCCTGACACGTCCTCAGGGAACACGGACAAGGTTCTGATCTATGAGCGCAACAGGGCGAACAGTTCGTCAGCGATCAGGCAGACCCCTTCACACACAACAGGTGTGGTACGCCAGGCCACCATCGCCTATGACACGGCCACCGGCAATTTTAGGGTGTTCGCTGTTGGAACGTCCACGGCCGTTCTGTACTACATCGATTATGTTCGATTGACGAATGCGTTCGGCACCTGGACTGCGGTATCTGGTTCGCCGGTCATCATCGGAACGAATGTCGACAATTTCGGAGTCAAACCGAACACGTACGGGGACGCCTGCTATGGCCCCTATTATGCGACGGGCGCGAGTCCATTCGCGTTGACCTATACGCCACAGTCACAGTCGTATTCGCCGAACACTCCGACTTGGGATTCACCGGTCAATGGTGACGCCCAATCTACGGCGGCGACCCTGCTGCTTGACTGGACATTCAGCGATCCTGACCCGGGTGACACACAGTCCAAGTTCGCCTTGTCTCGACAGGTCGGCGCACTGGCCATCGAATACTTCCGAACCTCTGACGGAACCTGGCAGACGACAGAACAACAGAACACGTCCTCGACTACATCCCTGACGCTCACTGCATTGCAGGCATGGTCGGATGGTCTGGCGACAAACGCATCTGACCCTAACCATGTTTATAAGGTGAAGGTGTGGGATGTCGCCAACAATCCGAGCGCGTATTCGGCCGCACTGAGTATCGTCCCGTCGACCATCGTCAATCCGGCGATCGTTACGCCTACTGCCGCACAGGTTCTCGCAACCGACCACGTCACCATGACCTGGACGGCCACTGAGCAATCCCAGTTCCGGGTACAGCTCAACGTCAATGCTGGCGCTCAGGTCTATGACTCAGGCTGGGTTGGCGACAGCGTTTCGCGGACCTTCCTGGTGCCCTATGTGCTGCTCAATTCGACGTCCTGGACGTTGACCCTCACCACGAAAAACATTGAGGGCCTGGCGAGTGTGGCGCAGACGCGCAACTTCACTGTCACCTATGTCACGCCGGCCACGCCAACCCTTGTCGCCACAGCGATCCCGGCGTCCGGAATCATCCGCGTGGTCATCACGAATCCGACACCGTCTGGTGGACAGCCGGTCGTGGCCAGTCAGGAATTGTGGCGCCGAATCACCGGCACTACAACCAACGTGCGGATTGCTTATGCCTTGGCCAGTGGCGCCACAGTGGACGATTTCAAGGCTGTCTCTGGCGTTGCCTATGAGTATCAGGTTGTCACCACAGGGGTCAACGGCACCTCGACGGCCGGCGCCTGGACGTGACGAACCGGAGGAATCAAATTCATGACCGTCTATGGTTGTGATGCGTCCGATTATGATTGGGGCCGGGGCTCGTTCGACGTGGGCGCCATGGCACGCGACGGCATCGTGTTCCTTACCCACAAAGCTACGGAGGCAGCCAACGTCAAGCATGTCAGGATGGCTGAGGCGCTGAACCGTGGTCGAGCTGCCGGCATCCCCATCCTCGGCGCCTATCACGTTGTGCGGTCATCGCCATCCATGGATATCCAGGTCAACTACTTCCTGTCCTATCTGGACCAGGCGGTTTCTTGGTGGCGCAACTGGCCGGCATTCATCCTCCAGGTCGACCTGGAGAAGTGGCCTTATGACACGGTGTCGGCCGGCACAGGTAAAGCGTTCACGGATGCGCTGAGGCGAGCTGTTCCTAACAAGTTCATCATTGTCTATGCCAGCCGTGGCCAATATGGCAATGACCTGGCCGGGATCAACGCCCCACTATGGAACGCCAATTATCCGTCGAGTCGGTCAGCCCCATATCGAAGTATGTATACAGGGGACGGTGGCGCCGGTTGGGGTGCCTATTCAGGTCAGACGCCGCTCATCTGGCAGTTCGCATCGACGGCCACCATCGGCTCACAGAACACCTGTGACATCAACGCCTTCCGGGGCTCCTTGGCGGAATTGACCGCGCTGGTATCCGGCAATCAAAAGAAGGACGACATGCTGAAGGACGAAGTCGTTGCAGGAACTAATTCGCAGGGCATGGGTAACCGCACGGCGGACACTCTGCTGTCTGACATCTGGAACACCGTCATGCGGGGCACGTCGGCCGGCGGTGGCCTATGGAATGACAGCCCCTTCATGACGTTCCGAACCAAGATAGCCGAACTTCAGGCCGCTGCTGAGGCGCGATCGACGTCCACCAATACCGCCATCAAGCTTCTGGGCGATCTGCTCGCGGCCGGCGGCGGAAGTGTCGAAACTGCGGCCATCATCACGGCTATCGATCGGGCCTCTGCTGCGTCCGGTGCCATAGCGGCAGATCAGGCGAAGACCATCGAGAAACTTCGGGCCGAACTGGTGGCAGTGAAGAAGGCGCTCCATGACGCAACGTCCACTCTGGAGTAAGCACTGATTAAAGGGGAAACACCGAGATGAACAGTCCCCTACCTCAACCCAATGTCGGTTCTGACTGGACCGTTGAAACACTAAGGCAACATCTGCTTTCCTTGGATGCTGCGGGAGAACAGCGATGCACTGACCGATCGAGAGCCGCTGAGCAGGCGCGGGTACTGGTGGTTGATGCGCTGAATACGGCCGAACTTCACACCGAACAACGAATCAATCTACTGAATGACCGATTGAGTCGTGAGCTAACCTCGGCGGACCTTCGATATCAGCAGCGTTATGACGCACAAAACAAGGCTCTCGATGCGGCATTGCTTGCTGCCGAAAAAGCGGTGAACACGGCATTGGCGGCGGCAAAAGAAGCTGTTACCAAAGCAGAAATGGCGGCAGAGCGGCGCTTTGAAGCGGTTAATGAATTTCGCGCACAGTTGGCCGATCAAGCCGGGACGTTCATGCCTCGCGCGGAAGCTGAGGCACGCATTAGTACCAACGCTGAAAAGGTCGCGGAAACGAATACCCGTCTTGGCGAATTGGCCGCACGCGTCGATCGCAATGATGGTCGCACGTCTGGTCATGGTGATTCGACAAGGAATCTGGTCACCATTATGGGTCTGCTTATCGCCGTCGTTTCTGTCGCCGTCACCATTCTCATCGCAACACGATAATAGGAGAAACGCATGTCGACTTTTCGTAAGGCTCTTTCGGCTGGCGTACTCGCCGCTGGTTCCCTCATCGTCGGCGGCTGGTCTGCCGGCCACGTGAGCTGGGGTCAGATCTTGGCCGCCCTCGGTGCTGGCGTCGTGGCCGGTGTTGCCGTCTACCAGGTGCCGAACGCCGCTCAGCCGGCGAAGTAACAAGCTGGCCGCTGCTCTCCCTTGATTGGCCCGGGGGGAGCAGCGGCCTTTCTCTGTGTCCAGGGTGGCCCCTGACTGGCAACCTTACGGAGTAGCAGTCCGAGAAGATCCACGGTCAATGGCGTCCGTCCAAGAAACGTTGACCGGCCTCAGTCAGGGGCACCGTCCAGGCACACTAGGGCACCCGGCCCGCTGAGCGCCACCCTGGGGTCATGATCCTGCCCCCCGCGCTAGACCGTGCCGACCCCTCTGGGCTAGCCTCAGGGCTTCGTCTACAGAGGGAGTGCCAAGGTGTTGATCGCTGACAACGTGTTCCGCAAGTCGACCCGCAGTGATGATGGTGTGGAGTGCGTCGAGGTCGCCTATGACGGCGAAACGATCAAGGTGCGTGACTCGAAGAACCCGGCCGGCGCCGTGCTGACCTTCAACCGTGGCGAGTGGGACGCCTTCTGCGGCGGTGCGGCCGATGGGGAGTTTAACGTCTAGGACGTAGCCCGCCAGGATGGCCGCTGGGCCATGATCCAGGGAACGCGCTAGGGATGGATGTCCCTACTTTGGATCAACGGCAGCGGCCATCCTACGGGGCTAAGACCCACAAGATCAACTCTAGGTCAACAAAAATGGCCCGGACCCCAAACCTGAGAACTTCAGGCAAAGGGTCCGGGCCATTTTTGCGTTCACTGGGCGGCGGCTTTCCATTTCTTGTATTGCTTCACGATCCATTCACTCAGCCTTCGGCTTTTCTCGGCCGGGCTGGTCATACCTTCGGCTTTTCTCGGACTGGAGTGATGGACATTCCTTCACCATCCCAGTCCTTGAGGCGCTGGTCATCAGGCTTCGGCTCATACGCGGTGATGGCGATATACCGGCGACCGTCCCTGTCCACGTTGATTTCCAGGCGTAGGTCATACAGCGGGGCCGATTCGGCGTCCTGGTCGTCAACCACCCGCACGGCCACGGCCATATCACCATAGCCAGTGAGAGCATTCCCGAGGCTGGTCGCCGTCTCTCGACTGATCTGCGTCATACGTCTCGGCTTTCCCCTAGCTGACGCTTCGTCCATTCCTGGCTGCGCCTGGCGTACATGTCGGTCGCCTGTCGTGGTCCTGGGTCTTTCTGTTCACCCCATACGGCATAGCCGCTATCCCAGAGGTGACGGACCGGCACCCACCAACCGCGTTCAGAATCGTCAGGGTCGGTGAGCCATGCCTGTCGGTCGGTACTGTCGTCCACCTTGGTTACCTTGAGCTGCTTCGGAGCGTTGACCGTCGGCAGATAGAACCTGAGTCCGGGCGTGTTATTCGGGGAGTCGGTCGGAATTAACATTCTGCAACCCCTCCATCTGTACCTTCTCCATCGCTTCCAGTTCTTCCCTCAGCTCTCGCACACGAGCACAAGCCTCGGCAGTCTGTACGGCCAGTTTATCGGCGTACTTGTTCGCGTCGGCTAGCTCCTGTTCGACCCTCAGCCAGTTAGACATCTGCGTCCACTGTGGCCACTGCTCGGCGAAAGCGTCGGCAGCTTCATCGCGCAGGATACGGAGCTTTTCAAAGACGGACGATCCGTAGCTGACAAGGCCGCCATTGCTGTTACGGTATCCGTCAGAGCGTTTGAAGTCTTCGGCCCAGTTGAGCAGTCGGCCGGTCCTGGCGCTGGTGGTCGGCACAAAGGGCGGCACGGTCAGCGGATGCAGGTAGGACTTCATGGTGTAGTGACGGCCGATGAGCTTCAGGAAATTGTCCCCTGTGGACACTTCAACGAACGGCTTCACATACTCGTTGAAGTCTCCGTCTTTCCTGATTACGGCGGCGACCACCCTCACACAGATGATGCCCTCAGGTGTCCTATGTGGATAGGTGAGCTGGGTCGGCATCACTTCGGCCCCTTGTATTCGGGATTGGATCGATCGTTGGTTGGGTCATACGTGAGGGATGTGCCGTGGCTGCTGTTTCGTGCTATCTCCATTTCGCGAATGGCCGTGTCCAGCTCGAATCGGGTTACGGCTAAGTCGAAACGCATGTTGTCGGATTGAAAGCGCAACACATACGAGCCATCCGCTTGATGACCGACGGCAAACCCAATCGTCACTTTGGCTCCAGGCTGATGATGCGGCACTCGATGATTTCGACCTTGCCGTCCTCGTCTACCTCGCTGTTCGGGATTTCCTCGGAGAAGAAACTCCGGAGAGCGTCGGCGTCCAGCTCTGGACCCTCCACATGAGACACCGTACAGGTCACATTCGCTGTGGCGCTGACGGAGGTCACGTCGCTGACAACCACCTTACTGTCCGAGGTCTCATAGGATGTGTCCTGCCCGTCGACCGGATACCAGGAACAGTCGTCCAGCATCATGGCGACGTCGCCACCGAGGCCGGCTTCAGTTAAATGGTCACCCTCAACGTCCAGGTCGAAAGTCAGTTCATAGTCCATTGTGTTCGGTCCTCTCTCAGAGTAGGGAGAAGCAGTAGCAGTTACCTTCAACGCAGCGCGGGTCTTCGGTTGCAAGTCCGTCACTGTGTCGCTTGGCGGCTTGCTCTTCGCGTTCGATGGTTCGGACGATTGCCTTGTCGGCTCGGGTGGGGCCATGCTCATTCATTGTTCGGGCTCCACTCCCAGACGGCTACGGTGATCGGGTACCAGTCGACGTTGCTAGGCAACACGCGGCTCTCAGGCTTCCAGTCCCAGACGTTCATGTCCAGATGTTCGCTGGTCGGCTTCAGTTCGGATACGGGGGTTGCGATGGTCGCCGGTCCACCTGAGCAGCACAGTCCGTCACCGACGCGGCTACGGAAGACGCTGGCACCGAACACGATGCGGACGTGACCTTCGCCAGGGCTGCCGCCGTCGATGACGCCCATGGCGCCGGCCTTCAGTCCACCCCATGTCCACGGCCCGCTCAGACGCACCCAGTCACCCGCGCGGGGTGTCGGCGGTAGGTAGGCCGGGGCTGCCTCTTCCAGTGCGGCATAGTAGCCCCTGGCGTCCCAGTCCTCGGCCAGCTCGCGGCGGGGCTTCCCCACAAAGTCAGCAAGGCTGCCGTCATGCTTGTAATCCCTGGTCTCGAAACCCTGAGACATGTGGACCAGGATCTTCACGCCGGTCTCATCTGCGGTCAGCACGAGACCAGCCGTCAGAGTTGTTCCCTTATCCCAGACCAGAACTGATACCCGGTCCTTAGCCTTGTATGTCATTCGCTGTCTCCGTCTTTCTGGTTCGTCGTCCGTTGAGTGTTAAATGAAGTACGGCTATCTGAAGGCTGATGATTCCGAGCTGAATGCAGATGAGGACAAGAATGGCTATCATGCCGGGTTCACAGTTCACCGCTTTGTGTCTTCACCTTCTTTCTCTGGGGGGCAGACGAAAGATTAGAATGCCTTCGATTATGACTAGTTGGACAGTGATGATTGCGAGCAGCATTTGAATGATGACCATGGTTTATCGCACTCGCTCCCAATGGACGTGAATAGGGCCGATGGCAAACCCGAATGCTCTATCCTTCTTCACCGGCCACCACCAAATTCCGAAGTACCATTCTGTCCAGATCAGCCGGACGCTGCGCCGAAACGTCATCCCTCGGAATTTCACGTCGGATTCACCAACCAGGTTATGATCGCGGCCAGAAACACTACGGTGAACAGGCCGGTAAGAACGACCGGCGTCCTGTGCAGGTCCCATGCATGTCGGAGAAAGCGGCGGCGGTCAACCAGAGGGACAGTGCAGAATGGACACCGGATTTCGTCATCGCTCATTGTTTCGTCTTCACCCCCAGGGCGCGGCTCTGGCTGAGGTCGATGAGAAGCGATGGCCGGCGACAGTAGCCTTCGAAGCAGGGACGGCACACGTCGTCCGTTATGACTTGCTGGCTCAGTTCAGGGTCACGGCTACTGCGGACCTGATAGACCATTCGATAGGTGGCTTTTCTTGGGCAGCCGGCGGTGGCGCAATTGTCACTCGTTCTGGGGACGGTCACCAGAGGCTCGGTGCTCATTCTCCATCGCTTCCTTAATGGATTCTCTAGCCATGTGAATATGAACGCGCAGTTTCTTGAGCGACGGCCCGCCCCGGCCCTTGTCATTCTTGTATGCCTGAAAGCACGCTTCAACAAGCTGCCCCGCCTCGTCCGGGTTCATTCCCTTCAAAGGCAGGGCAGCTCTGATGATGTCGCGTGGCTTCTGGGTTACCACGCCGGTCCCTGAATCTTACGAGTCCGGCCGTCTGCGATCACCAGCCAGCGGTCATCCTCGCGGCGATTCTTCTTGCCGGTCGTCATGGCCTGGTTGATGGTGTGCATGTCGGCCGCCGTGATCCGTGCCGGCAACTTCTGGCCGTCCAGCTCTGCGCTGGTCAGTTCCTCTTTGGACAGCCAGACATAGACCTCGTCGCGGTCGACTGTTTCCGGCTCGGCCAGTTTCGGTGCCGCCCCCCTGACCGGCTTGACGACGGTCTTCGGCTTCGGCTTGCGGGTCTGGACTGTGTTGTCCTTCGCCAGTTCGGCCGATGCGATTGCTTCCGTCGCGGCAGCACTGAATTCCACGACCGGAACCGCCGGCTTGACTGGAGTGTTCGGCTCATCCTCGGCGGCGAGTCGATGCAATTCCAGGTGGGCCTTCAGTCGGCGCTCGAACCTTTCCAGATCCAAACCCTTTGTGGTCGGCGCGGTCGTTCGATGTTCACCATTTTCGTGGTGAAGGTCGCCGTCTCTTTGATTGTGAATGTGTCCCATGTCTACCCGCCCTTACAGGTTCACCACGTCTTTCTCGAATACGAGCTGAGTCAGACGCACCCCTTTCGGAGTTTCGAATGCGAATGCGTTGGTGTGCTTCACGCCAGGATTGACCCCGCTGTCGGCAGATACCCAGCGAACTTCGAAGAACCGGCCAGCGTCATCTTTCGCGGCGACGACGCCCAGAGTGCCGGGGCCGGTCACGTCTGCGACGGTGAAGTCTGCCGACGCGTTGCCGACGTTCTCATAGCTGACGTCGATCTTGGTCATGTTCTTCTCTTCGCCGGTTGACGTGTCGGCCTGGTCGATCTCGTACCCGGTGATGGTGATCTTCCAGGTGCCCAGGGTCCACGCCTCACCTATGGCATGGGGCGCCAGGGGCGCTGTACCGGGCTCTGAGGCACTAGCGGCGGTGGTGGGTGCCGGCGTACCCGGCTGAGCCTTGCTGGTCCCACAGCCCCCTACAGCGGCGGCGGCGGCCAGGCCCACGATGAGTGTGACGATGATCTTATTCATGGTGTCTCTCTCACTTCAGTAACTCTAGTTCCAACTCACGCCAGGGGCCTAGCTTGAGCTTGAAGGTTCGCCCGTTCAGCCTGACGAGACAACCCGGACGCGCCCACAGGATGGACTCATCCAGGTCACGACGTCGGGTCTCGATGGCGTCAGGCGTGCCATAGAACAGGTGGACCGGATGCGCCCTGGCAGTAGGCGACCGTCCAGGCTCGTCATAGAGCACGACACGATAGAACCGGTCATGTGTTCCATCGGCCTCGATGATGTACGCGGATTCTTTCCCAGGGGTCAATCCGAGTGCGATAGCGGTCATGTCTTCAGGGCCTCAACTTTCGTTTTGCATTCCGTACAGATGGGAACCTCGCCGAGAGGTCCAGCATCCATCCAGCCAGTGGCGGTCCGGTCGCACAAGGCGAACCATTGGCAGATGACTTCCTCAACCGAACGCCAGTCGACATCATCGACGTCGCCGTACTTGCGCGTGGCGATGACAGACCAGCGGGCGCGGCGAGCTGCCGCCTCTCTTGAAAGACTGAGTATGTCGACATCCAGCAGGGTTTCCGGCTTGCCTGTCGGCCGACACCATACGACTACGCGATAAACCTTCAGGTCACTCACTGGTTCACCGTTCGATTCTGGCATAGGTGGTGGGATACATCATGACGCTAGGAACGTCGCCCAGATGCTTTCCGTCCAGCTCTTCAACTGTTTCAGTGCTGAGGCCAGGTCCGACGAATATGATTTTCTGTTCGCCAAGATGGGATGAGCTGAGGTTCTGATTCTCGAATAGCACCATCCAGGTCGGCGGCGTGTCGATTCGAGTCAGTCCTTCCGTCACGGCCTCCCTGAATTCCGGGTCCAGGCTCGCCATGAATTCGGCATACGGCATCTCTTTGATTGTCATATTGAAACCCTCTCTAGTTGCTCACGGCCACGCACCCTCCCCATGGATGCATGACCGAAAGCGGCTAGCTCTTGTTCACTACTTCGGTCAGTTCAACTGAGTCGACGGAGTAGCTTGTCTCTTTGTTTTGCCCCGGCCAGATGTCACCGTTGAGGTCACCTTCACGAACCAGGTTGCAGACAGCCTCGGCGACATCCTCTGCTTTGACGGCTCGCTTGCCGGATTCTTTTGTCAGGTTGATTCGGATTAGGAATTCCATACCTCTCCCTCAGGGGACTTTGATTCGGGATACGTGGTGGTAACTCTGCCTGAGGCAGTTGTCGGATTGGGGGGAAAGGACTGTTCGCCATGCCCGCATTTCATTGTCCCAGAAGATGCGCTGTTGACATCGGACGCACCAGGCTAGGACCGTGGTCCGCGTTACGTCGATGTCGATGACTACCCCTGCTTTCCCCAGGTACCGCAACGCTGGGTTTCGAAGTCCTGGCCGACCTGAAGGGTGACGGTGAGGTTGCCCCCGCCGATGTGGTTGTTGACGATGCTGCCGCCGTTGCTGCCCGTCTTGGTGATGGCCCAGTAGCACTGGTCACCGGCGCCGACGACGCGATAGGTACCCGGCGGGATGTCCGGGCCGACTGACTTGGTCCCGTCGCTGATCTGATCCTTCGGCGCGGGCGGCGGCACCTGCACCTCTTTGGTCACGGTCACAGTGGACACTGCCGGGGCCGGCTCCTTGACGATCTTCGTGACGGTGGACGCGGCCGGCAGCGGCGACAGAGCTTTCGTCGGGCTGTCCCCACCCGTGGCCGAACCGAGCCCACAGGACGCGAATGACACGACGGCAAGGGTGAGGATGGCGACAGGGATAGGGAGTGAGACTTTCTTCATTTCGAGGCTTCCTTAGTGATTGAGGTTGATGAAGCCGGACTCATCGACGGTCAGGGGTGGCTCTTCCTTCCCCTTCTGGCTCGCAGGATTTCACCGCTGGTCTGGGGGTCATAGGTGAACGTCGGGTTTTTCACTTCCACTGGGGCGGCCAGCCGACCATTGTCTTCAAGTCGGCGGAATGTGGCTTGGATGAGGGTGCCATCTAGGCCAAGCTCGAACAGCTCGATCTCCCCTTTTACCGGGGGCTTCAAGTACGGGTTGTCGGTGCCGGTCAGAATTACATTGAGGTGCGGGTGGCTCATCGTTGGCCGGCGTATCTTCCGAAGCGCGCCTCGTTCAACACGCGCACCAGTTCGACGGCTTCTTTCGCGCTGAGGTTGCGAATCTGGTCGGCGGTCGGCAGGAGGGGAAGCAGCGACGGATGGTGCCAATGGGTACTGACATCGAAGTAAGGCGCGAAGGATTCCTCACGGGTCCTCTTGACGGCTTCCTCGGCTGCCTCGCGGGTCAAATAGAAGTTGCACCAGACGAACAGCTCGCCACCATCCTGAGCATCGATGTGGTATTGCTGATTCTTGAACCCACTCTGTTTCGTCGGGTTGTAGTGAATCTGCCACACCACGGAATGGGTGGCATAGTGAAAGACGTGATTGGCGATCTGCGTCTTGACTACGGCTGCTTCAGCCATCAGCAGGTGTCCCCCTGATTTAGGATGGTTGTCACCCTGTCTTCGATGCGGGCCTTGGTGGTGGCCAACGCGACGGCGCCGAACCGGTACCACACACGTACGGGCTCGCCCTGGCCATTGCGCACCAGGAAAGCCGTACCATTCTCTGCGGCAGCTAGGGCCTCTTCTTTTTCCACCTCAGTGATCGAGGAGAAGTCTCGCTTATAGATGACGTCCTCAGGCGCCTTGTCAGCTTCGGCGGTTGCTGACTCGCCCTTGATGTAGTAGGGAAGGGAACCCATGTCGAATCCCCAAGCCGCAATGTATGGGTACTTCATGTTCGCTTCTCTCTATGCAGGATCTTCTGGTAACGGTTCTCCGGAAAGGGATCATTCTTCTTGCACTCGTCAAGCTTGGCTAGAGCTTCGGCGATGCTTTCGCTCGTGAAGAGATCTTCCCAGCCGTGACCATAGTTGCCCTGTACGACATGCAGATACCGGTACCTGCTAGCCACTGTCTATCACCACCAATCCGGCCTCGATGAGGTTCCGCGCGGTCCGGCCATAGCTGCCTTGAAGCTGCCAGGCAAGACCCGTGTCCACAAGGGACTGAAAGACGGCGATGGTTTGTTCCTCATTCAGCTCGCCCTGTTCATAGGCGACGATCATGTCGATAATGTTGCCGGCTGACATGGCTAGTCCTTTCATCGTGCGGCATGGTACAGAACGGAGACAGGCGCCTCGGGGCACATTTCCGCTCTGCCTTCGGGGTCGAAATCGGTTCCGCAGTAACCGCAAATCTCCTGAACCTTGACGCACTCTTGCATGTTGTCTTCCACGCTTCCGATGTTGAACGTCTGATTCAGGAAGTAAGCTTTCGCTTCCTCGAATGTGCCGTTGAATCGCGTGGTAACCGTGTCGTCGTTGGCATATGTGCAGCGGACCGTAATCATCTAGTCCCATCCTTCTTTATCCAGGTCGAGATTCGGCGGTAAGAGCTTTCGCGCATCAGGGTTAGCCGAAACCTTGCGCCAGAATTCGTTGGCGGCTTCCCTAGCTTTGGGGGTCTCGACGATGGTCATCAGCTTTTGCTGTAGTCGCCGGGTGCCCTGGTTATAGCCCCAGAGGAAAACGCTGGCCTCGCGCTGGTCGCGGAAGTGGCGCGTAGAACGGTCGACCATCGCTGACCACGTGTCGGCGCCCTGGTCCGTCTCTTCGGCCTGTGTGCGCCGTGGGCAGGCCACCCAGCCTAGGGGTTGCTGCTCCCACACGTGGCCCACGAACACGCCTCTGTGGCGTTGTGGGTAGCCTTCCGTGTGGATCGGCGCGTAACCGTTGGCCCAGACTTCCAACACGGACAGGTGAATCAGCTCTGACCCTTCATAGTCGAACGTCGCGCCCACAACTTCATCCATGGCTCTTCCTCAGATTCCAACGCACGACGGCGACGATGATGGCCGTCTCGATGATGAGGCCGACAGTAGAAATGACCGGGTGCCTGAACAGGTAGTCGACCGGGGCGGTGACGATGGCATAGAGAATGTCCATAGAGGATTCCTATCTTGTCCTGTTCTCTAAACGTCTGTTGAGATGATGAATCAGCTCGGGCTTTGTCATTTCCTGATGTCCGGCTATACCAACTCGCTTGGCAATAGCGTGAAGGTCGGAAGCGAAGTAGCCACCATCGACCGGCACACCGTCTGTTTCATAAGAACTGAGATGCTTGTCCATTGCGTACACGCTCCTAGTTGTCCACGGCCACGCACCTCCCCCGGATGCATGACTGAAAACCTCTAGCTGGTTGCCTTGTTCCAGGCGTCAACTACTTCTTGCGCCTTTCCCTTCTCGGCATCCGTCCACGGACCGGAGCACATGCCCACCTTGGCGACCGCGTACCAACCGGCCTGCCAGCGTTCCAAGGTGGCGAAAGGCTTACGCACTCGTCCATTCATGAGATCAGCCTTTCCTCTCGCGGCTAACTAGACGCACGTGCGATGCGCTGAACTGAACATCGTGCCGTACTTGACCCACACTCCGTCATGGCTGATGTCTCTGCGGTTGCCACACACACGGTTGCGACCCACGCACACATACTGCCCGTAGTCGCCCGGCTTGAACGGCTGAGTTTCGGGAGTCGGCTCTTCTTGGCGTTGCTGCTCCAGCCGTTCCCTCGTCTCGGCGAGAAGTCTCCGGGCGTGTTCTAGGCTCGCGTCATAACCAAGTACCACGCCGCCCTGAAAGAGTCCTCGCACGCTTTTGCCGGTGCCGCTGGGGTCTTCGAATCCCGTGAATACCGGGGCCATGCCCGGGTCTAGGCTTTCGATCTCGTTGGCGATGCGGCGGATTTCTTCACCCGTGCTACTCACGCCTTCTTCTCCCTACGTTGAATCTTCCGGTACACGCGGCCCGGATCGTTATCCCGGTATGCCTTCAGGTCGGTAAGGGCTTCGTTGACGTTCTCGCTCTGGGTCAAGTCCTCCCAGCCGAAACCGAAATTGCCCTGAACCACATGCAGGTATTCGTAGGCAGGGTTTCTTTCGGTCATGATTCCTTCCGACCTTTCCCTGTGATTACGGCCCGCCGGAAGTTCTCGTCCGCGTCCGGCTCGTTCACCGCATAGTCAAGCTGCTCATTGCCACAGAAGATTTTCCAGGACTTGGTCTTCGCCCGCCCCTTGCCGAATTCGGCATACCACAAATCGATGGTCCTGCCGTCCGGCCGGGTTTCGGTCCTGACAATTGTCCACGGCTTGTTCATTTCCTCACCCTCTTGATGGCGTTCTTCGCGGTCATTATGCCATGGAGGAAAATCCAGACCTCACGGAGGCTCCGCAACTCCAGTGGTTCGAGCTGGGTATGGAAGTAGATGAGATAGTGGTCGGCCTTTTCCAGATTGGGTTTCCAGCTCTGGATGCGGCCCTCTCTATCGTGGATTTCGAGCGCCCGTTCGATCGACGCCTTGGTGTACGGGACTCGCGCCGGCATCACTTCACCATCTTCCAGGCGACGCTGGCCATCTTCTCTATGGGCATTGCGATGAGCTTCGCCTTATTCGTGTCGTTCAATGCGTCATACACGGTCACGATCACGTTGGCGGACTGCATGTCGACAATCACGCCATCGATCTCTTGATGTTGGCGCTCGGCGACAATCTTTCGGAGGATGTCGATGGTGTTCATGTCGCTCCCTAGTTGTCCACGGCCACGCACCTCCCCAGGGCGCATGACTGAAGCCGACTAGCTTTTGTTCACCGTCATGTTCACGGGGGTCGAACCGTGCAGGTCGAGAATCAGCGGCTCAGCGATGGGTTTCCAACCGCAGTCGTAGGTGTCGCACGCGTAGTAGGCCCGGTCAGCAATGGAAACGACATCGCCAATGCTGAGTTACCAGTTGCGCTTTGCCCGGTAGTTGAGCACCAGATCTGGGTCATCGCCAATCTTGAAGCCGTCATTGAACAGCCGGAAAGCCT